AACGTTCCGCCTGTGTACACTACTCCCATGAGTTATCCCGTCTAACTTGTAATGACCAGTTGCCTTCAGAGAAGTCCTCATCAGCAACTTTCTGTGTAAATAGCAGATGATTACGCCCAAAGGTCACATCATTCTGACTGTGAAAGCCTGTGCTAAGCGTAGAACTATTGTCATGGCCTAATACAGCGTGAATGAACTTAGCTTCAAACCCAGCATTGATGATACGTCTCTCATAGTCGTTATCTTCAAAGTAGATAGGGTGGAAACGCTCATCAAAAAGCCCCACATCCTTCACAACCTTTTCACCCAACACAAAGCCAGACCATTTAGGCATAATGCTTAGGAAGTTGATTGTATTAGGGTCTGCTTCTTCACTAATCTTCTGCAAAGCACCAGGGGCAAGAACCGAGTCATCATTCAACAAAACCCAGTACGGGGCAAACGGAGTTGACTTTACAATCAGGTTTAGCCCACCACCATAGCCCAACCCATGCGGTAGCCTGATAAGCCACATACGCTTAACCAATTCAGGTTTGACAGGGTTGTACTCCTGCTTGCCAGAGTTATCTACAATAACTAGATCTTCCACAGGGTAGTCAATACTAGCCAGTAGTCTGTCCGCTAAGTCAAAACGCTTTAAAGTTAGGAAACCTAAGACGGGGATCATCCCAGAAGTTTCTTCCACAAAGGTAGCCAGTATTCAGCCCACACAGTTTCCACGTCAAACTGTTTCACGAAGTCTATGCTTTTCTGTGAGCGTGTGCCACGAACCTTGTACGCTTCTTCCAAAGCGTTTACGATTGACGGGATTGATGGGGTCTGCCACCAAGCGTTCTGACCTGCATCCCAAGCTGGCTGACCATCTACAAGCCAAGAGTCCTCAGATACTAGGTCTGGGGTTGCTGCCCAGTTAGAACCAATCACTCTTGTCCCACAGGCTTGTGCTTCAATAGTTGGAACGCCAAATCCTTCTCCGAAAGATGGGGTGAGCATTACATCCATTGCAGTATAGAAAGCAGCTAACACTTCTTGGCTGATGCCGTAACGATAGTCAGCAATGTCTGGGAAGAACACTTGGTCAGGGTTGATGCTCAACGATTCACACAAGGTAAATAGATTCCAGCCACCAGCCGAACCGAAAGGGTCTGTGTGCAAATACAGTTTCACATCAGGCTTATCCTTAGCGAAAATACTGAAAGCCATAAGGTTCTCGGCAAATGCTTTACGGTGAATCAAACCACCAGCCTTATTAGCTGCGTTCATACCGACAACAAAGTCATCCTCACCGACACCCATAAACTTACGGGTAGCCACACCATTCACAGTAGCGGTAGGTTTCATAACCTTAGTGTCTACAGCGTGAGGGACATACTCGCACTCCAAGCCAGCTTCCTTCATCTGACGGACACCATGCGGACTCATAGCGATAGGAAGCACGTTAGATCTCTGCAACCAAGCCAACACAGAAGGTGGAATAGTGATGTGGTCTAGCGGAGTCCAAGAAGCGATTTGACGGACATTATCAAACGCTTTGCCCTTGAATACCCACACGTCATACAAAGTCAGTAGCACGTCATTTAAAGCCGTTTTAGACCCCTTAGCGGCCTGAGCTGTGTGATGTGCATGGTGCATAGCGATAACGTCATTGCTGTAGCCTTCAAAGCCACGAGCATAATGAGGTATCTCACCGTGAGGGGTTTGCAAAGTGCTGTTAGTTCCCTCTAAACCAAAGTTAGATAAAGCAGCAACGTCAACGCCACTACGCTTCAACCGATCAACAAGATAACCTGCTTGAACACCATAACCAGTTGGTAGATACGGACTGTTAGAGAGGACAGATACAACGCCCTTTAATTTTCCCATTTAATTTCCTTTTTTTCGTAGGTGCAATTAGAATAGCATAAGAAAACCCCCCTGATGCCTACGCACACCAGAGGGGTTTTCAGTTTAACTCAGGGGTTAGCTTGCTGCACCCTTGAAGTACTTGACGTGTGAAGCGTGGGTTAGGTTACCATCCACACGCATCTTTACACGGAAAGTTGTTACATCCTGGTTGAACGCATAGTCAGGAGACTGTGCAATGTCAATACCGCCAGCGATACGAACCTTGTATGAAGGTAGGTGACCGAACAGTACAGACTTAGCACCAGTTGCAACAGCTGCCACAGCAGGGTTCTCGTAAACTGGGAAGCCTAGAACGGTGTCTGGAGCTCCTGTAGTTCCTGGAACGAAGATGTAGTTTCCTGCACCATCCTTCAACTTGCGAAGAACACCAAGTGAAGAAGTTGACATCTGGAATCCAACACCTGGAAGCTGACGAGCAGAACCATCAATGCTGTATACAAGGTCAACTAGGTTGTCATAGGTGAACGCACCTGAGACTCCTGTGCCGCCTAGAACCGCTGAACCAGCAACGTTAGCTAGACCGTTAGGCTGGACAGTTCCAGTACCTAGAGTTAGAGCGTTGTTTACACGGTAACCAATTTCGTTACCAGCCTGTTCTGCGATTAGTGATGTTAGGTCAAATCCAGCATCAGCGATCAATTCGTTAGCAACGCCTACAAGGAATGAATACTTGTATGCACCAAGAGTGATTGAGCTGAATGTTGGGTCGCTTGCACCAATAGCAGCAGTTGCAGTAGCAACAGCAGCAGTTGAACGAGCAGTTAGGGTTGGGATAGTTAGGTTCTCACCAGATGTTGTGTTGAAGATCTGTGAGGTTGACAACATTGGACCAACCATTCTTGCGACCTGGAATACCTGGTCGTAGAAAGACTGTGGAACTGTGTTGCTTGAACCAACTAGAGTACGCTTCTCGGCCTTGCTGAATTCGTGTCCTCTACGCTCGCCCAAAGCGATTGAACGAAGGATATCTGCATCAGTTGAACGAGTGTCGTTTGATGGAACGAAAGCAGAAGCCGCTTCAGCAGCTCTCTCTTCACGTTCTGCGGTTGCTTTGATTGAGTCAATGAGCTTTGCTCTTTCGTCAATGTCAGCCATAATACGCTCGTAAGTCTGAGTTTCTTCACCTGAAAGGTCACGCTTCTCAGATGCTGCATTGTCAAGCAAAGCCTTAGCTTGCTCGTATGCTGACTTACGGGCTTCTTGCTGGATTTTAATAAAATCAGACATGGAAGTCTCCTATAGATAATTGAATAAGGGATACCTGTGGTGCTGACACTCAACAGACGTAGCGGTGCTGACACTCAACTACTAACTTAAGTTTAGTAGCAGAAAATAACGCTTAAACGAAAAGCCCCTAGGGGACTTACCACCACAGTAAAAACCTAGGGACTTTTCAACCAGAGCAACATACACCTTCTGGAAAAGGGGGAAAGCATGTCGCTTGAAAATCATAGCATAGAAAAACCCCCACCAAGAGAAGGGAATAAACCTGGTGGGGGTTCGCTAGAAAAGGGAATAACTAGCGAGTTTCTTTTACCTCAACAACTCTAACCTCTTTGGCTGGAGTGTCAATGGCAACAACTGCATCAGCAAACGCTTCTGCTAAATCTCTGATCTCACCGACAGCAGGGTTGCCAGCGGTTTCCAGTATAGCTGCAATAATCTGTTCTTTAGTGGCCATTAGAGCATCTTTCCTTCAAGTTCGTGTTTCAACTGTTTCAATACTAGCAGGTTTACTTCAGGTGTAGGTTCAACTTCTTCAACCTTTTCTGCTTCTTCAACAACAGGCTCTTCAGTCTTCTCACCCTTAGTCATCTGCTTGATAACGTTCTCTAGCAGACCTGCTTGGTCTGGGGTAAGAGAATCATTTGTCTCTAACGCTAGAAGAGCATCAGATAGTTTCTCTACATCAATTTGATCTAGGGAACGTACTTGGGCAACACTTGAAGTATAAGCTGGGAACGTCACGATACTTACCTCTAGCAATCTTACGGACTCTAAAGTTCTAACGCTACCGTCAGGAGACCAAGAGTCGGACTGGACATTGAAACCAAAAGACATCTTGTCAATGTCTCCTCGCTCCATAAGTATACTCAAATCTCTGCCCCTTGTAGTAGGTGCAAGTTCGGCTTCAACCCTAAGACCCTTAGAGTCCTCAAACAAACGCATAGTGCCAGAACGAGTAGAAGCCAACGGTTCACCTGAATCGTGATTCCAAAGCAACTTCACATCATTACGAGATTGAAGAGAACGCTTGAAAGCACCAGGAGCGATACGCTCAGTAAACGGTAGTGGCTCGCTGTCGCTGTTGAACACAGCTGCATAGCCAGAGAAAGTTAGTTTGTCCCCAACAGCACGGATCTCAAACTCTGCATTGGAAACACGAGTTTCAGGTTCAGGCTTCAAGCCGTTGATTCTACGCAAACTTGCCATAATCTTTTCGGCTCTACTGTTAGCCCGTAAAACTACATCACTCATCAAATTCCTTTGTTCATCTGATTCTCTATCTACAATACCACTAGACCAAGTAAAGCCAGCATCTCCGCCCCAAGCATCCCACATAATTCTACCGTTTGAAGGGTTGTCTGTGTTGTAGAAATCCTTACCCTTTTTGTCCACCTCATGCCTAGAGAAAAACGAGTACATCCGCTTGACCACACTCAAAGACATCTCTCTACCAGCAACAATGTCTGTAGCCCTACCCCAACCGACAGGAGTGCCAGCACCAGTAGCCTTGCCTTCCTTCTTCCAGCGTAAAGCTCTAGCAGCATTAGTTTTCATTGCCTGTGTTGGCTTGTATGTTGGCATTATTGCTCTATCTTGTTAGTTATCTCATTCATGCAGACACCACAGATGCACTTCTCTGCTGGATCTTCCAAAGCTATACCAATGTTTGCGTTATCGCATCCTTCAGTTTCACAAGTTAAAATGATGATCATTATTTATCCTTTTCTATGGTCTAGTAATTTCATTTGACATTTATTAACTCTCCGTAATGTAAACACCAGAAATGTGGAAGTTATCTGCCGTAGATAAAGTCACAGGACTGTTGTGTGTAAAAGAAACGTTAAAAGCAGAGTTACCTTGAGAGTCAATAGACTTCAACAACATTTGCTTAGACCCTGCTGTAACGTGACCGAAGATAGGGTAATCTCTGCTCGCAGAAATGTCATGCAAGCAACCAGCTGCAAACTGATAGTTGTGTTGAGAAGTAAACGGCAATTCCATGTAGTACTGTCCAGTACCAAAATTAGTTATGTTATCCATGTCTACATCAATAGTGAAATGAACCTGTGGGCCAACTTTCACATAATAGCCAGTAAATAAAGGATCACCAGTAAAAGTAGGCTGATTACCTGTAGTTCCACCAACAACATCAAAAGAAGTTGTATTGCTGATTATTGAGTAGCCTTGTGGCCCAGTAGTAGAAGTAGAAATAGCAACAACAGATTCTGTTACAGAAACGTCAACATCACTACCGCTAACAGTAATAACAGGATTATTCTCAACAACAGAAACCGTTACATCACTCATCTAGTGACCTCTGGTGTGACTACAAACTTGCCCTGAAGAATACGGTCTTTAACTCCACCACCCGAAGTAATCTCTAGGTCATATTGATAGAAACCTTCAGTAATAGCAGCTGAAGCGGTAGAAGAGATAAGCACAGCAATAGTCCCAGCAGTACCGCCCAAAGTAATTCCAGAACCATTAGTCAAAGAAATGGTCGGAGTGCTTGAGTCGTAGGTCTCACGAACCTGCATAGCTGCCGAATACCCAGTCAAGTTCATTGGTGTTCCGCTAACGCTGATAGTAAAGGTTCTATCAAAGGTTGCACCCTGTGGGCAAGTGATGTTGTATGTGCCTGGATTAATCATCAACTATCCTGTTCTTCTTCTGTCATGTCCTCAACCATGTCATCCTGAGTATCTTCAACCTCATTAGGAGATTCATCTTCAGCCATCATAGGCTCAGGAGCTGCTGTACCAACAAAAGGAATCTCAGGTAAACCAAGTTCCATCAACACCGCTTCAGGGTCATAGCCAGCGTTCACTAGAGTCTCAGCCATCTTTACTCTGATCTGTGTCTCAGACAAGTCAGCCGCACCAATGCTAATGTTAGCCAAAGGCACTCTAAATACGTCTCCACCCTCAACTAAAGGCTCATCTTCAAGCTTCTTAATCTCGTTAATTGACTTGAAACCAGCCTGAGTAGCGATTGAGTACGCTTGGTAGCGACTAGCAAGGTCTCCACGGAGCAAAGCAGAGAAATTAAACTTGATAAACGCACCATTAGGTAGAATACGGCTGTAAGCCCACTCAAGTTTCTCCAAAATAGGTCTAAGAGTGTGTGAAATGAACTGAAGGTTGTTCTGTTCTACAGAAGCGTAGCTCGCTGTGTCAGGAATACCTAGCATGTGCAACGGAATGTTGAACGCTCTAGCAACTTCTTCAACAGCAAACCTACGAGAATCCAAGAATTGTGCCTGATCGTTAGGAACGCTAGTAGTCACATACTTAGCACCACCAGAAAGAACACCTGTCTTGTGTGCTTTACGCAAACCTCTGTGGCGAGAGTCAAAGCCATCACGCAAATCTCTAGCTTCTTCAGCAGTAAGTTCACCAGGATACTCAATGATGCCATTAGTGCTAGAGCCGTTAGAGAAGAAGCGAGCCGCATAAGACTGCAAAGCCGTAGCAACACCGAGAGCATCCTTTAATTTATCTACCCGACTTAGGCCTGTAAGTGAGCCTGGTACTGCTAGGTCTATGATGTGGATGACTTCATCAGAAGTAAGTGGCTTAGGTTCGTCAGCGTAAATAAAAATCTTCTTGCCGATAGCAGAACGTCTAATTTCCATCTTGGTTGGATCTAAAGCAACAAGGTTGACTACATCTCCACGCTTGTCACGGAAAACTCTAGTGTAAGAGTTGCCGTACACAAGTAGAGAAGAAACGACAGCCCCATAGTGTGCTTGACGAGTAGTGTCTACGTCTGGCTGTTCAATCCACAACGGCTTAGGTCTGTAAGGTGAACGCTCACCATCAATACGCTTGAACGCATCTACAGGCAGAGTAGAGATGGTGTCGCTGATAAGGCTGACAGCTGCGAAGAAAGCAACAATCTCGTAGGCTGTGTTGCCGTTGATAGTTGCACCTGACTGAGTTTCAGTAGCGAAATCTCCGCCCTGAGAGAAGATGCTCTGGTAAGAAACCGAGCGTGTCTGCATAAGCCTATTAAGCATTATTTATCCGTTCCAAGAGCTAAGCCGAAAAGAAGTGTGCCTACGCCTAAAGCAATGACACCTGCTGGTGGGTAAATCCAACCGATACCCAGCGACACGACAATAATGCCTACCGCTTGAACTATTGAAGAAATCATAATAAACCTATCCAAAAAACTTTGGCACTATCCTTTTCTCTATTTTAGCCCCTGCTCGGTCATACGCCAAGATAGCTGCAACCGCAGCGTCAATACGTCTGTTGCTGGAACGATTCTCTTTTACGATACGAACACCCAAACTATCTGTCTTGACTACAGCGTTACTCAAATGACGGGCAAGCAAAGGATTACCGTCATGGGTTATACGTTGCTCAACTACAGCATCAAAGAAAGCAGCACACGCTGGAATCATACGTTTCGCTGAAGTAGACGGCCACTCAACGATCGGGATACCAACTTCAGCCAATGCTTCCATAGATCTCTGCCAACGGTAAGGGTCACAAGCAACCTCACGAACCTTATACTTCGCACAGAACTCACGGATAGCGTTCTCAGCATCCAGAATGTCTACACGCCAA